GTTCTATCTCCTATGCCGCATCGGCCCAAGTTTCGCTTGAAGCTGATGCCGGTGTCCAATCCGTCGATGTGGGGGATACAGCCGCCCAGCTTTCTGGCGTGCTGCCCGCATCTTGCCACGTTTTGCTATTTTCCGCAACAGGCGTCCACGTCTCAGGCGTGTCAGGCTCAGGCTCCCACTTTTTGCGACCATTTGCGACCACAGACGCCGCGCAGGCGATAACCGACGCAGCATTCTGCACGCGGTTGCATGTGGCGCTGACAGTTGCTACGCATGTCGCGGTGGCGCTGTCCTCGAATATCGCAACGGCGCTTGCCGTTGTGGACGCCTGCACAGCAATCGCGGCAGCGCCATCACGAACCCTCAGACCAGACGCGGCAACAGATGCAGCAGCGGATATGGAAGCGGAGCCGCTTTGCACGCGCTCAGCGGCAGCCGTAACGCTGGCAGACGCTGCAATCGTGGCAGACGCCTCCCTGACGCGCGTGGCAGACGCGGCAACGGATGCGGCGGCGGCAATGGTGGCGCTGCCCTCTCGAACGCGATCAGCAGCAGACGCGGTGGTCGTAACCGTCTCAATGATCGACGCCGCGCCGCGAACGCGTACAGACGCGGCGGCGGTGGCAGACGTGACGGCAACAATGGAAGCAGCGCCAATGATAGCGCCGTCCAAGCCGTAGTTGTAGCTGCCGTAGGTGCTTCGCCCGTAGCCGCTGCGATACGTCATTAGTCTAGCGTGATGTCGAGATCGCCCGCAGGAATGCGGAACACGTCGCCCGTGTCAATCGTCTTATTGGCGGTCAGGTTGGCGTAGGCCAGCAAATTGCCGCCAGATGACGCGTCAAATATACCCACAGCAACAACGGTGCCATATCCTGCCGTGGCAACGGGCCACTCTTCAGCGGCGCTGTTTGTGGCCGTGTTGCCTGACACGGTGAACGCCGTGGCTTGGCGCGCGTAGCCCCCGCCGGATACCTCTGTGCCGCCGCCGGTATCGTCAGGCGCAACGGTGTAAAGCGCGGTATGCCATTCTGTGGGGCGTGTCGCGCTGTTGGTGGTAAACGCCCATGTCAGGACGGTTGTCTCGAAGGTGTTGGTGAAGCTCATCTCAATACGCCTTTATCTTCATGCGGCGACCAGATCCGCCGAATTTCGCTTTATCATTGTCTGCGTTTATACCACCAATCGCGTTGCCATACAAAGATGACCACACTTGCAGGCGCGCATCGTCTTTCAGATACGGCGCAGAATGCGATAAAGCGCCATACAAATACGCGTCGGGGAAGTATTCCAGCAGCCAGTTAGACGTGTTGCTGTCGGACAGCGCGTCGATCTTGGCGTAGTAATACAGCTCCGTCGAATATGTGCCATCGGGAACTGGAAACACCTCGATTTCGCCAGCCGTGATCGCGTAGTAGCGTGGCTCGTATGTAGCGTTGGCCGTGCGGCGCTTGCGCTCCAACAGCTGAAACTGGCTCAGCAGCTCAAGCGGCTGCGTGTTGCCAGACGTGATATACATCCGTATGACCTCGTAAAAGTCAGACGGCACGGCGCTGTACTGCGTGTCGATGTTGGCCGTGGCGCGCTTCTCCTGACGCCAGTGGCGTATCTGGCGGTTCATGTCTGCCGCGGCCAGCGAAATAAACGTCGGGATGACGCTCGTCAGGTCATCGCGGTCAAGGAAGTCTGCGATGCTGGATTGCAGCTCTGCGTATGTTGTTATGGGCATTGTGTTGCCTTTATCACTGTGTTAACATTCACCCCTACATGGGAGAATAGCATGATTGACGTAGACTTAGCTAGAGAGCTGATCGTTTTAAAAGCCAAAGACCTTGGCTTGGAAGACGAAAAACTTGACCAGATGGACGAACTGGTGTGCGAGCTTTTAGGCATTGAAGACGCAGACCCGCTCATCTTCCCATCCTAGATAAGTAATCTAGTATACCCTCAAGCACTTCCGGCGTTATTTGCTGCGCTGGCATAATGGTTTTAATTGCATGCGTTTTGTGCGCTTCATTTAAAGCCTGACCGCTTTTCGTTGTTTTGCCTTCCATCGCGTCATACACGTTGCGGAACAACAATCCCTGCGGAATAGGTGGAAGAGATCCAGTATAATCACCGGCGATCTGTGTGTTATACGTTGAGTGCGGAACGTTAGCGCGTGGCAAGTTGCCTTTTGGCTCGTTATACATAAGCGGCGCAGACGTATCTATCTTTGCGGCCCCAAGACCAAACATGCCAGCGGGCATATCTCTTTGCGTTGGGTCGGTTACGCTGTAACGCGCCTCCGCTGGGCTTGGGAATCCTTGCTCCTGCATTGGCGCGCTTTCCATAAGTCGAATAAACGATTTACGTTTTGGCGAAGATGTTGACGTGACCCATTCGCGCAGATTTGGAGAAAGGACGCCAACAAAGTCGGGATCTACTGCACGCATAACCTTGTCAAACTCTTTAGCTGACTTCTTAGTTATCTTTGCGCCCTTCACAAGCTCGGCCATTGCAGCGCCAGTAAATGTGGCGAAGTCATTAGCGTCTGGAGACATGCTGCCAGTAAGACCAAATATATCTGCGCCCTCAAAGTCGCGTGACGCTTTTTCCGCTTCACTTTCAATGCGCTTGATAATGTTTTGGTTTGACGCCCAAATAGCGCGGTCTTGCTGAGCCGCTGGGCCGCGCATAAAATCAACGCCGCCTTCTGTATATACCGGCTCGTCAAATTTTAAATCGTTTACGCCTTCAACTAACAAACCGCGTGCTGTGCGATCACCATAAAACGGCAAAACAACTTTGCCCTCCATGTCTTCCCATGACATCGGCTGGCGCGGCAAGTTTTCGCCAGTGTCCGACATCTGCACGTCAGTGTCTGAAAGGTAGCCGCGCATTTTTGGCTTTTGATAGCCAAGCGGATCAAGCTTTTCTTTTTTTATTCTAGACACACCACTTCGCAAAGCATCCGCTGGAGCAGTCGCTGCGAGAGATCCCGCGCTAACCAAGCCAGCCGTGCCAAGCGCTTCGCTTATCATGTCTTCCTGCGGGATCGTGCCGCGCATGGCAGAGATAGGCGCGTCAACGGCTTTGGCAGCGGGCGCAAGCAGCCCCACAAGCATGTCGCCAATGCCTTCATACCGCAGCGTGTCGGCGCCATACGTCGGCTCCTTCGACAGCAGACCGCCAAGCACGGGGCGGCGGCCTTCCGCAGCCAGATCGCTGCGCTGCTGGCGTGCCATGTCGTACAGCGCAGAAAAGATGCTCTGCTCTTCGCGTAGGCGTCTTAACTCTTCAGCGGTAGCCATCTCAACAATCCCATGCTTTGCGCGACCAGTAATTCGCGCTCAACTTACTCGACTTGCCCTTGATGCCGCCGGAGCGTGCGCAGTAGGAAGCCTTGCGTTTCGGCTGATCCTTCTTGATGGACATGTTGGGATCGCCAAAGTTAACCTTCTTCACCGTGTCGCCCTCAACTGCCAGCACCTCAAACTTCTTCGGCCCGCCGCGTCGCGGCTTATTCACCGCCGTGAACCCGTGGCGCTTCTTCGCTGCTGCGACCTTCTCTGCCTTCGTGCGCGCCATGCTACTTCTTCTTCGCGGTCTTCGCCGACTTCTTAAACGCCTTCGCGGTGGGCGCGCCCTTGCTGCCCGCCTTGCGCATCTTCTCGCCAGACCCAGCAGCGATGCGCTTACGCTTCGCGTGAATGTTGGCGTATAAACCCTTGGCCATCTAAGCTCCTTCGCCCCACTGGACGCATTTGTAATCGGTTGCGCGGTATGCAGGAAACATCTGCCGCGCGTATTCCAAGCCGCTCGGTATGGACTGTATGCACTGGCTCTCGCTCTGCATCACGGGGCTGCCAAACGAAAAGCAGTTACCCTCGACGCTGCAAAGCAAAAGCAGCGCCGTCCACATCACTTCTTCTTCTTCGCGTATGACACCTTCTTGCCAGACTTCTTGGCGGCGGCCTTGGCTTTCGCCATGCCTTTGGGCGTGTACGCGTAGTGCTTCGATCCAACTTTGGGCATCGTAACCTCCGTTATATCTTCCAGCATAATAACATTAAAACGCCAAAAAGAAACCCCGCGCGCGCAATGGGAGGAACGCGGCGGGGCCAAGTTGCGCGAGACAGGGAGGAAACTCGCTTGAGGTATAGATAGCGCGAGCAGGAGCGCTTGTCCATGTGGGGGTAGGGTA